TTGGTCGCTGCCTTTCTTGCCCATTTCCAGCTTGGCCACCGCGTCCTCGATGTGCGCCATCAGCCGAGAATCGAGGATGCCGAGCACCCACGTGGTCGGCTGCTCGCTGCCGCGGTCCGCTTCGCAGATGTACTCAAACGTCTGATCCGGCGTGATTGCCCTGATCATGCGGCTCTCCCTCCTGCTGGTTGATCACCCAATGCTTGGGGATCAGCGCGGTCATGTCCTGGCCCGGCTGCTGCACCCGGACGAACACCACTCCGCCGTCCGTATGCTCCCCGACGATCTCCGCGTCAAGCTGCACCATCTCATCCCTCCTGGTTAGGTGAAGACGATCTGGACTTCGTCATCGCCCGTGTTGTAGGCGAGGCTCAAGGGGATTTCCCAGGTCTCGATGCCGTCCCGATCGCCTTGCCGCACATCGTCCACTTCGCACTTGGGCAGCGTGACAGTCATGATGCTGCCCGCTGTCGCTCCGACCACCACCGACAACTGGCGCAGGGTCGCGTTCAGCCAGTCGGTGAACAGATCGTAGGTGCCGACCGCAAAGGTTTCGGGATTGATCGTCGCGGTGGCCTGTCGGCCCGTGACCGCGAAGCCCTTGTAGCCGTGGGTCGCGTTGACGTCCTCGCGGTTGGCCAGCACGTTGCCCAGATTGATGCTCAGCTGCTGCACGACCAGCGTGGCGATGCTGTTGAACGTGAAGGCGCTGCCCAAGACTTTCGGGGGCGCGTTGACGTTGGCTTCGAGCGTCGGCGCGGCCAAGGCCGTGTCGGTGGGCGCGTTGTAGATGCCCCGGAACGTCCAGCGGATCCTTGCGGGCTGTCCGGCCTGCAGGATCATCTCGAAGGTGCCGATGCATCCCGTCAGCTTATGCAGGCGGCCATCGAAGTTCGCGTAGATCGTGACCGACTTGCCCCCCGTCCCTAAACTGTTCGGCTTGTAGGTCACGGAGACGCCGGGGCTGACGGTTTCGGTCATGCTGCACGCCTCCAGCAGATCCCCGTACCGCGCGGCCGTCCCGGCGGCGCCGGAGCCGTAAAACTCCGTTTCAAAGGCCATCTCGCAGTACCGCGATCCCATCAGCCCGGGCGAGCCGCTGATCGTGTCGCGGACCGGATTGCGGGACACCTTCGCCCCGACCGGATTCAGCGTCGGATTGAACGCCAGCAGCGAGTTCGCGGCGACGGTCGGCACCGCATCCGTCCCGTAGGTTGCTTCCTCCTTCGCCAAGATCAATGCCCGCCGCCGCAGTCCCATCGTCGCTGCCTCCCGTGTTAGCTTCTCGTGTCCAGCTGCGTGCGATAGTGCAGATCTACTTCGATCAGCACGCCGCGCACCGGAAACTCCGCCAATTCGTCGCTGACCCCGAACTCCGTCCGGGGAAATGTGAACTCGATGACCTGGCCGTTCAGCGTGGGATACGTCACGCCCAGCGCCAGCTTGATGTCCTTCTCCAGCTCGAGGATGCCCTTGTAGTTGGCATCGCCCACCAGGCGCGCCTCGAGATCGAACGCCCGGGTGTAGGCCGCGACCACGATGCCGAAATGGGCGTCGATCTGCGGAAACGCCTGATAGGCTTCGGTCACGGTGGCCGGCTCGACCATGATGAGGGGAAAGTCCTGCTGCGGAATCCCGCGGCGCAGGCCCAGCTCGACCTTCTGGACGTAGCCGGAGAGCCCGGCATCAGCCGCCAGGACGTTCTTGACCTCGTTGAGGATGGCTTTGGTCGTGCTCATGATTCCTGCAGAGCGTTGTTCACTTCTGCGGCAATCGTCTGGATGATCTCCTGCTGCTTGTCCCGCAGAGCGGTGCGCATGTACGAGCGCTGCGGAATGGTGAGGCTTTTCTTGAGGATGAAGGCGGCTCGGACCTTGCCGCTGCGCGTCACGCCATAGAGCTTGTGGTGCTTGAAGAAGGTCCGCACGAAGCCTCCAACCCCCGGATTGGCCACCAATTGGCGCGCGGTGTAGCGGGGAACGCCCGCCGGCGTTCTGGCGAGGCTCGTCGGGATCGCCAGATTCGCCGCGCGCTTCGGGGTGATCGTTCCTCCAAACTCATGGATCCGGGCATAGACCACGTTCGTGCCGACCCGCGCGGTCAGGTCCTGCCCGATGGGCTCCAGCCGGTGGCTGATCGAGCTGCGCAGCCTGCCGCTGCGCACGCGCAAGACCTGGCCGGAGAGTTTGTTCTGCTTGATGTGCGCTTCGAGCAGCAAGGCGCTCTTGAGCAGAGCCCGCTCGCCGACGCGCTGGCGGATCCGCGGCGGCAGACGATCCATCTTCTGCAGCAGCTCCTTCTCGCCTTCCAACGTGAGGACAAATTCGCTCTCCGGCATCGTCAGCCTTTCCACAGCAGATGCGCGACCAGCCCCAGCCAGGCCGCGGTCATGAGCCCGATCAGCACCCAGGAAAAGAGGCGATGCTGCCGGCGAAACTCCCAAAACCGCTGGCTGATCGTGCGCCGCGTCGTCAGGTAGGAGCCGCCTTCCACCACCCCCAGCACGAGCGCGATCGCGATCCACAGCGCAACCCAGCCCCACAGCTTGGCCAGCAGGAAGGGCACGATCAGCGCCAGGAAGGCGACGACGGCAATGACCGCATCCATCACAGCACCGGCCGCATGTAGAGGTCGATGATCCGATCCGCGTCTTCCCGCTGGCGGCTGATCCGCTCCACCGTCTCCACGTCGACGCTGACCTTCAATTCGGATTGCGAGTCCAGAAAATCCGCCGCGCAGAGGATGATGGCGGTCCGCTCGAGGTCTTGCGGGATCACCTTGTAGCCGCCGTCGTAGACGACCTTGATGTTCTGCAGGCCGTTCAGGAACCTGAACCCGTCGAGCCGGATGATGCCTCGCTCCTTATCCACGGTGTAATCCGTGGCCGCGATGAGCGTGGCGCTGCCGTAGACCCGATCCGGATCGTCGTAGAGCGCCGTCACCGACACGATGGGGTAGCGCCGCACGATCAACTCGCTCGTGATGCCATCGCCGTCCTCGTACTCCGTGATGCCGCTTTCGAACTCGAAGACGCGCTTGCACCGCGTGCCGATGGCGGCGCTGATGCGCTCGACGAACTCCGCCAGCACCGCATCCTTGCTGGCATCATCGGCTTTGATGCCGAGGTATTCCTTGACGCGGCCATGGGTGGTCAGCGCCATTCCTCGTTCTCCGGCTCCTCACCCTCCACCGCTTCATGCTCAATGTCTGCCACGGCGCGCCGAGCCCACCCCGGCAGAAACCGCGTCAAAAAGCCGCTGCGGCGACGGGTCTTCGGCCCGCCGACCATCCGCTCCATCGGCGGCTCCTCAAAGCTCTTGCTCAAGGTCAGAGGATTTTTCAACGACATCGAGGGGTCCAGGCGAGGCGGCCTTGTCGCAGCCGCCCCGCCCGGCTCCACAGGCACCTTACGAACCCGCTGCCGCCGGCAGAAGCGGCGGGTTGCACCGCAGCTGCATCAGCGCCATGGTGAAGTTCGGCGTGGTGCCGCCCACGGTCAGCACGACCCGCTGGAACGGTCTTGCCGGAGTTACCCGCGCGTTCAGATGCAGCGCATGGTTCGCGTTCGTGATCTGCGCGAAGGCCGCGCCCGCGATGTCCGTATACGTGCCGCCCTGGGTCGCGGACTCCTGCACCTTCGCGTCCAGCGTGGGGCTCGTGCCGGTCACCGCGCCCACGGCCAGCAGATACACCACTTCCTCGTACCCCGAGCAGTCCAGGCCGGTCGTGTTGGCCGACGCGGTGACCGCGGCCGGCGCCTGGGCGTTGTTCGGGTTGATCGCGTTCTTGATCTCACGTGCCATCGAATCCTCCTCCGAGTGAGGGGGCGCCAGTCAGAGCGCCCCATGTCGCCAACCCACCCCGCTGACTCGGGTGCTGCATCCAGCGATCTCCTGGTTTAGGACGCCGCCGTCTTGATCACGGTAAAGGCGCTCGGGATGGCGATGTCGATCGCGATGCGCTCCGTGATCCGCAGGCCGGCCATGTTCTGCTCGAACAGGTTGTCCGTCCCGATCGTCCCTTCGCGGGTGACGGCGATCGTCATCTGCTCGCGATCCCCCAGGAACGCGTAGCCGAAGTTGCCGTAGATCGCGAAGGCGGTGTTGACCGCAGGCGCGTTCGGCAGCTTCTTGCTGGTGTACCAGGGATACCCGTTGAGCGTCCCTGGCGCATCCTTCGAGGCCTCGGCCCACGCGTAGCTATTGGTGACCTTCACCTTGCGCAGCACGGTCTTCAGCGCCTTGTTGAAGACGTAGACCGCGCCCTCATCGGCGTCTTCGCTGGTCTTATCCGCCGCGTCGATCATGTCGTCGATCGTCGCGCTGCCGATCGTCGTCTTGCCTGAGGTGCTGGAGCCGCCCAGGAAGGCCGTGTTCACGCCTGAGGCGTTGAGCACCCCGACAAACGGCACGCCCGTGCCGTTGAGGGCCTGGTTGTCCTCTTCGGCGCCGAACTCCTCCGCGAAGATCGTCTGCAGGTACTGGATCACCGGCAGCCCCGCATCGGCCAAAAACTCCAGCGAGTAGCTGCACAACCCGAC